GAGCTTCTTATAACGAAGTATCGGAATTCTTATGATCAGCTAAAGGAAGAGCTTAGGTCCATGACAAAAGAGATCATTCAGGACATAGTGCTTAGTGGTTTGCAGATTGAGCGGATCCAGGCAAAGGAGAAATACACGGAGATCAATTCAGCGATCAGGGAATCCGGATTCTTAGAAAAGGTTAGCCATGCAGTGTTCCTCCAACAGGATGTGGATCAAGTGCTGGAATATGCTGGTCAGCTGCGGGAGATCGTTCACCGGATTGTGAAAGGAGAGCAATGAAAGAATATTGTGGAAATTGTAGATATAAAAACAGGGGCAGTTTACGGTATCCGTGCAGTACCGGAGTGTACCAGCTTTATCACTCACATAGATGTTTTATGTGGAGAAAGAGAACATGGTGGCAGCGTTTTGCTGAGAAGATTATGAGTGGAAAAGGGTGAACAAATGAAATCATTATTGCATTATCCCGGAGGTAAGAAACGGATCGCTTCATGGATAATTGGGAATATGCCAAATCACCACAGCTATCTAGATCCTTACTTTGGGGGAGGGGCTATCCTTTTCGCAAAGCCTCCTTCCAGGATCGAAACGGTGAATGACCTTGACGGTGACGTGGTTAATTTCTTCCGGGTGATACAGAATCCGGAAAGCTGTCAGGAGTTGCAGAACTGGCTTACATATACGCCGTATTCCAGGCAGGTCTATGAGGATACCTTTACAAGAGAGCCTCAGTCTCCGGTGGAGCAGGCCGGATACTTTGCAGTAAGGTCCATGCAGAGTCATGGATTCAGATTAAATGGGGATTGCGGTTGGAAGAAAGATGTTTATGGCAGGGAAGCAGCCTATGCGGTCCGGTATTGGAATCAGCTTCCGGAAGCACTGGCAGAAATGGCTGTTAGGCTGAAAGGTGTGCAGATCGAAAACAGACCAGCGCTGGAGCTGATCAGAGCCTTTGATCATGAAAACGTCCTGATCTACCTGGATCCGCCCTATGTGTTATCAACGCGGGGCCGGAAGCAGTACCGGCATGAAATGTCTGATCAGGATCATGAGGAGCTACTGGATGTAAGTGTTCACAGCCGGGCGAAAATTATGCTTTCCGGATATGATTGTGAGTTGTATGAACGTTATTTGAAGGACTGGTACAAACTGCAGATGCCGGCCAGGGCGCAGAATAATCTTAGACGGGTGGAAACGCTGTGGTTAAACTTTGAGCCGGTGGAGCAGATGAGATTAGAGTCAGAGGCAGGCCAAGAAGCAGGAAGATCTGCGCTTATGCCTGCTACGTAAAATTAAGATTTCCTTGAGAAAGGTGGTATGAATTGAAAATAGTTGATGATTTTAAAATGATACGGAAAGGAGACACTGTCCGAAAATACACAGATAGCTCCATGACTACATATCGTGACTACGAAGTAATCCAGGGCGGTAAAGCAGCTATGGGAGGCTTAATATATATACAAGATATTAAAAGTGGCGGCCCAGAGTGGGTAAATATTTACGATATTGTAAAACTGGTAAACTGAGATTTCATGAGGAGGGTACAGATTGAGAAAATCACCAAAAGAACGCCGGAATCAGTATGTGCAAGCGCAGAGGATCACCACGGCAGAGGCTGCTATAGCAGTAAAGGCGCAGCCTGCCATGACCTTCTCTGCAACACATCCGGCTTATACATATACAAGCTTATGCCCGGATCCGGCACTGCGTGAGCCACCGGCGAAAGGAAAGAAGGTAGAATGTGAGACTAGAAGATAAAAAGAAAATCGTTGTCCAGGTTTATCCTGGCAGGAGGTTTGGGACTGTGATTGGCAGCAACGATGGCCTGATCGGGATCCTGCAGGACAACGGTGAGTACATAGATGTGCCTCAGGAGAGGTTGAGGATTATTTCAGAGGGAGAGGAGGAAAGAGATGAATAGTGTAAATAGCCTTGGAGATATTGGCAAAATTTTCCTATCCGAGCCTGTCAATGATCAGGAAATTAAAAGAGGCGATGTGTATTATATTGCTGCCTTGCAGAGTGAAAAAGATGGTTGTGTGCAGCAAGGTGGGAGACCTGGAATCGTGATAGGTAATAATACCGGAAATCTGCATAGCCCGGTAGCAATCATTGTATATACAACCACGCAAAGAAAATCAAGTCTTCCGACTCATGTCGCTATAAGCAGTTTGCCGGAGGTAAGTACAGCGCTATGTGAACAGATTATTACAGTTAGCAAGAGCCGCTTATGCGAATTTATGGGACGACTGACGGAAGAAGAAATGAAAGGCGTTGATAATGCTTTAAGAACCAGTATTGCCTTAAATCAAAATCAGCAGCTACAAGAAATAGAAGGTGTTCCCTTTTTTGAATGTGGAGAGGATAAGCTCCTACAGGAGGCGCAAAAGAAGGTTATATGCATATCTGAGACAGCAAACCGGATTAATAGGACAAATTCAGCCTTGAAAGCGGTTGTGAATAGTGAGGGTTTCTGTTTTATGGGGAATAATCTCATTGAGCTGGATTCCATTCTTTTTCCCGATGATTTGAGAGAGATTAAAACAACGGCCATTAACCAGATTAAGAAGCGTAAAAAGGCTGATGAGGATATATTGAAAGAGCTTATAGGGGGCTTTAGTTTGGTGCCGGAGAGCGCGCCAGATAAGCAGGACAAAACCAATATTAATACAAAGTCTATACTGCCTATAAAGCGATTAACCGTAAATGTAAAGGAGCAAGTGGGACAGCTTTATAAGGCCGGAAAAGAGATGGAAGAGATCGTGCTTGAAACTGGTATTGATATTGTGCGGATAAGCCGGTACATAAAAGAGAGTGGCCTTGGAGAAGAGAGGTATAAAGGCGAAAGTATACCGAGTGGGGGATCGGCTATGATTCCCACGGTAGGTGCTTTTAGGAAATAGGGAGTGAATAGATGAGTTTTGAGGATTATACCGGAGGAGGTAGAGAAGGCTGGAAAAGACAAGAGCCATATCAAATAACAAGAAATGTCTGTGTTGTGGCAAGTTATATCCTTCTGATACAGATCAGAAAAGGTGTACTTGTGAGCGGGCAGGGTGGCTGTTCGTAATTGGGACTTGGCACCTGCCGAAGATCCAAGGTAAGCATTGACAGCGGGGAGGTGACTGTATATTGACAGTAAAAGAGTATCTAAGCCAGTTGGACGATCTTAATAAAAAGATCAGGCATAAAAAGCAGGAGCTTAAGGAGGCAAAGCGTAACAGGGGAATTGTTATAGTCTCAGATGGAACAGACGGGAAGGTTCAGACCTCATTTACCGGATCCACGGGCAAGCAGACAGAATCCCAGGCGTTACGGATCGTGTCTCTGGAAGAGGATATTGAAAGCAAAATTATTGAATACATGGAATTGAAGCACGAATTAATAGATCAGATACATGACCTTAAGGACGGTTTGTGTATTGATATTCTGTACCACAGATATGTGCGCAGCGAGAAGAACTTTACAAAGATTGCCTGCGATATGGGGTACTCGTATAAATATATAATCAATAAGCACGGAGAGGCTTTACTGGCTTTTGAAAAGACTCATCAGGAGCTGTTTACTGATGAAAGTGGTAAATGATGGAAAACAGATGGAAAAGTTTTTTTAAAGGTATGTTATACTAATAGCGTGGTATTGGGCTTCCGAGAGGAGGCCCTTTTTAAATCCCGACAGGAATTTTGTTATCATCAATTGAAAAGGAGATGGTAACATGAATAGTTTTATTAGTTGGATAGGTGGTAAAAAGCTTTTACGCAAAAAGATCCTGGAACAGTTTCCGGATCCGGATTCCTTTAAACGATACATTGAGGTATTTGGGGGAGCGGGCTGGGTACTGTTTGCAAGTGATAAACATGCAGCAATGGAGGTTTTCAATGATGCAAACGGTGAGTTGATTAATCTATATCGAATTGTGAAGCATCACCCGGAAGCTTTACAGAAAGAACTGGAGTGGCTGCTGATGTCCAGGGAACAGTTTTTTGATGAACTCAGCCGTAATACAAGGGGTATGACTGATATTCAGAGGGCAGCGAGGTTTTTCTGCATGATTAAAGAGAGCTTTGGTGCTGATTGTAAATCGTTTGGTGTTAGAACCAGGGATATGCAGAAAGCGGTTGATTATCTTAAAGGGGTATCAGGCCGGTTAAACCGAGTTGTCATTGAAAATCAGGACTTTGAGCGATTAATAAAGACTTATGATCGTCCAGATGCATTATTTTATTTGGATCCACCTTATTACGAAGCGGAAAAGTATTATCCGGATCGTTTTAATCCAGAGGATCACAACCGGCTGCGTGAGTGCCTTGGTGGCATTAAAGGCAAATTTGTTTTGTCCTATAACGATTGTCCCCGGATCAGGGATCTGTATGAGGGGTATACGCTTGTTGAGGTAGAAAGGACGGACAATCTTGTTACCAAGAGCGAAAGCCGAAAATATAAAGAGCTTATTATCAAAAATTTCTAATTGCACAGGGCTGCAAGCTGTCACAGGTTTGCAGTCTTTTATTATACACAGATCGGAAGGTGAGGTGGTTGGCTCGTGGACATGAAAACCTAATCCCGTTTAATAAACGAACAGAGGTTGAACAGAGGAAAATTGCATCAGCGGGTGGAAAAGCCTCTGGTGAAGCCAGACGGAAAAAGGCAGACTTCCGCAAGACATTGAACGCCCTTCTCACCGCTGAAATAGATAGCCCTGAATGGTCCCCGGTCCTGGAAGCCCTGGGCCTTGATAGTACCCTGGAATCAGCGGTTAATGCTGCTATGATAAAGGAGGCCCTTTCAGGAAATGTAAAAGCCTATGAAGCAATTGCAAAGTATTCCGGCCAGTCTGAGAAGACGGACACAGATCAGGAAGAACAGCAGATACGAATGGCAGCGTCTAAGGCTAAGATGGGCGTTGATGATGAGGAAGAAGTGGAGGACGATGGTTTCCTTGATGCATTAAGCGGATCAGCTGCAACAGATTGGGAGGATTGGGAAGAAAATGAGGATGAAGAGGAAGAAGAGACCGATATTTAAGTTTCAACCCTTTTCTCGCAAGCAAAGAATGGTATTGAACTGGTGGACGAATAATTCCGTAGTTAAGAATATGGATGGGATTATCGCTGATGGAGCTATCCGATCAGGTAAGACGGTTTCCATGTCATTATCATTTGTCATGTGGGCTATGAGCTCCTTTGATGGACAGAATTTCATAATGGCAGGAAAAACGATCAGCTCCTTTCAACGTAACGTACTTACAACATTAAGAACGATGCTAAGCAGCCGAGGATATAAACATGTTTATCACTTGGCAGGCGAGCTACCTAATATGCTAGAGGTAACAAAAGGAGGCGTCACTAATTACTTTTATGTCTTTGGTGGTAAGGACGAAGGGTCACAGGAATTAGTACAGGGTATAACAGCGGCGGGTGTATTTTTGGATGAGGTCGCACTTATGCCAGAGTCCTTTGTCAATCAGGCAACCGGACGATGTTCTGTCAAAGGCTCAAAATTCTGGTTTAACTGCAACCCCGCAGGCCCCATGCATTGGTTTAAAGTTAACTGGATCAATAAGTCCATCGGATACCTTGGGAAGAAGAAAGCCGAAGAGTTAAGGACCTCAAACAAGGAAGTAAAGAACATATTGTACCTTCACTTCACCATGGATGACAACCTTTCCCTGGACGAAGAAATAAAGAAGAGATACCGCAGCATGTATGCCGGTGTCTTTTTTTTGCGTTATATCAAGGGTTTATGGGCGGTTGCCGAAGGGCTTATCTATACCATGTTTACCAAGTCGGCCAACATCTACAACGACGAGACACGGCCTAAGGGATTGGAGTATTTGTCTACCCGCACGATTTCTCTGGATTACGGAACGACAAACCCCTGTGTATTCCTGGATATATACGATGATGGTGATACGATTTGGGTGGATCGGGAATACCGATGGGACAGCCGGGTGGAGAAGGAAGGTCAAAAAACTGACAGCCAGTATGGTGATGCTATGGTTTCCTTTATGGGTGACAATCCGGATCTGCAGTGCGACGTTGTAGCGGATCCATCAGCGGCCAGTTTTATCGCAGAACTGAAAGGCCGGGGCTACATCGTAAAACCTGGGGACAATGAAGTGCTTGACGGAATTCGGGTGGTTGCAGCCCTGTTTCAATCTGGAAAGATTAAGGTGCATGAACGCTGTTCAGGATTGATCACGGAGTTACGGTCCTATGTGTGGGACGATAAGGCAGCACAGCACGGTGACGAGAAGCCGGTCAAGCAGCTGGATCACGGTCCTGATGCCCTAAGATACTATTGCATGACAAAGCTACCGAAATGGAGGAGGAATGTTCAATGATATTAGCTTGTTTGACTGGAATCTGGTTGTTTATTGATTTATTAATGGCATGGCAGTGTTGCAAAAAGAAAGATACTTGTGGAACCATACTCTGGTGTACTTTTGCGCTGCTTATGGCAAGGTTAGTATAGGAGGAGCTTATGGCAAGACCAAAACGAAACCGTCCGCAGAGAGAACGGGCAGAAAATAGAATACAGGTAAACGATGCCTTTTCAAACCCGATCGCACGGTTAGGCTACGGGACGCAGGATCTCCTGCAGGCTACCCAGTACCCGCTTACCCGCTTGACACAGAATTACCAGCTACTTACAAGCCTTTACCGAGATAACTGGATTATCCAGAACATCATATCGACCATTCCGGAGGATATGATCCGTAAGTGGTATACCGTGAAGAGCAACGTAGCACCGGAGTACATTGACGCCTTGCAGCGTCTTGAAAGAAAGGTGCATCTACGAAAGTCGATCCTGGAGGGAATGTACTGGGGCAGGCTTTATGGTGGGGCCGCAGCGATCATTATGGTAAAAGGCCAAGACGATCTATCACAGCCTTTGGACTACGGCTTGATTCTCCCCGGCACGTTCCTGGGATTGCAGATACTTGACAGATGGAGTGGCATCTACCCAGAGATGGGGATTGTAACAGATCCATCTGATCCTGATTTTGGGCTTCCTGCTTACTATACGATCAGGGACGAGGAAAGCGGGGTTCTGGTATCCAGGGTGCATCATAGTAGAGTGATACGATTCACAGGCAGGGAACTTCCCTACAATGAGAAGATAGCAGAGCAGTACTGGGGAGAATCGGAAATTGAAGCCATATACACCGAAGTTGTCAAGAGGGATAATGTTTCTTCCAACATTGCAGCGCTTACGTTCCGGGCAAATGTAAATTACATGGAAACAGATTCCATGGATCAAATGCTTGCGGTTAATAATGCAGAGGCCCAGCGCCGATTCTGGCAGACAATGCAGGCTCAGAGCGTACTAGAAAGCAATTTCGGAACCCGTTTGGTAAACAAAGGTGATGTTATGCACAATACCCAGTATACTTTCACAGGACTTCCCGATGTGTACGATCGGGTGATGATGGACGTTGCGGGAGCTGCCAGAACGCCAGTGACAAAGCTGTTCGGGCGATCCCCCGCCGGTATGAACTCCACCGGGGAAAGCGACATGAATAACTATTATGACTATATCGACGGACTAAGGGAAAATCAGTTCCGGCCATTGCTTGAAAAGATTCTTCCAGTTATGCTGCTATCGGCCTGGGGCGCTGTTCCTGATGATCTGGATATTGACTTCCCGCCACTGCAGACGCCGGATTCCAGCGAGATCGCTGATATAGCTGAGAAGAAAACTCAATCCATCATGTCAGTATATCAGAGCGATTTGATCGACGCTGCTACCGCTCAGAAGGAGCTTAAGGCCCTATCTGATGAGACCGGTATGTACAGCACCATTTCCGACGAGGCCATAAAGAAAGCGGAAGGAAAGACCTATTCAGACTACAAGGCAGTGCATGACCCCCTGGCAGGCTTCACGCTTCCGAGGACTTTTGAGGAGGGTGACGAGTAATGCCGCAGATGATACGCCCTCCCGGAAGTAAGGATGAAACGGCTTATCTTAGAGTGTTATTCCTAAAGACAGAGCAGCGTCTGATCGCAGAGATAAACCGGAAGCGGAGCCAAGGCTATGTTGATTATGCAGAGATGGCCGCCTTAAACAGGACACAGCAGATCCTCCAAGAAATGGTGGACGAGAGCTGGAGTTATGTCCCGGCTATGATCGAAAATATATTCTATAAATCCGAAGCTGCAGCCAATGGGTATAAGAATGCTGCAGGACTCACTGCTTCTCAGCTTGGAATCGTCCAGCAGTTATCTAATAACCTATTGGGTGACATTGTGGAAGCTTCTGTCACTGCCCAGAAGAACATCGAAGAGACGTTTCAAATCGGCAGACGAGAGGCTGACAAGGTAAGGGAAGCAGCCTTAAAGTCAGTAGCTGAAGCAAGGGCTGCAGGGTATGGCTCAGGCAAGGCAGCCGTCAGTATGGCCCAGGAGTTGCGATCCGCAGAAATAACAGCCTTTACTGATAAAGCCGGACGCAATTGGGGCCTACAGGATTATTGCAATATGGCTACCAGGGCAACGGCCAGACAGGCCGAAGTATCCGCGGTATTGACAGCAGATCCAGACCATGATTTATACCGTATCGTTAAGATCGGCAGCACCTGCCCTATATGTGCACCTCTTGAAGGAAGGGTTTACAGCCGATCCGGTACAAACCCGGATTATCCTCCACTGGCTTCTGCCTTTGGCAAAATTGATCCAAGCGGTAGCAATGACTTAAGCAATACATACTTGAATATCCACCCGAACTGTCTTCATGCTCTGGTTAAATACACAACCATTGGAAAGAGCGAGGCACAGATCCAGAAGGATAAGGATTTTTCAAGTTTCAGCAAAAACCCTATCACAGAGGATCCTAGAAGTAAAAAACAGATCGCAGCTTACAAGGAGAAGATCCGGAACCGGCAGAAACTCCTTAGCGATTACAAGCAGCATGAACGATACCGGGCGATACTTGGCAATGATATACCGAAAAACTTTGATAAATTCCGGGAGTTAAAGTATAATGATGGTGAGGGCTGGAAGAGTGCGCAGGCGCTTTACCGTAAGACCAACGCTTACAACAAGATAATTCTTAAAGAACCGGCGATCACTGCTGATCTGGCGCAGATATCTAAGGATACCGGAGTGCCTATGTCGGGTCTGGAATACCGGCTAAAAGCAAAAGATTCCTTCCTGCGTAAAGTGGGAACGGAAAGCGGGCACAGCCTTGATCCTCAAAGGATAAAGGATGTAATTACCTCCACGAATGATGTGATACGTTATACCTACCAGGATAATCCTTTAACGCTTGTAAATTCATATAAGAATATAACGGGAACATTGCAAGGAAAAGGATATGAACTTGTAAGAGTAAAGAATTTCTGGCACAATAAGGGGAATCCCTATAACGGCATTAATTGTACGTTTAGAATGCGAGATCCGAAAGGAAAAGGGTATCAAGACTTTGAGGTACAATTCCATACACCTGAAAGCTATGGGGTGAAGGATCGAATGCACAAGGATTATGAAGCGTGGAGGCTGTTAAGTGCTTCTTCTCCAGAAGCTATTGCACTTAGAAGAAAGATGATGGAGCAGTCACGAGGCATGGAGATACCAGCAAATATCGAAGAGGTGAAAAATAAATGAGTGTGACATATTATCGCATCAAGGATTTGGGTTTGTTGGGGAAAGAAGAGGATTACGTTCCCTATTTGTATAAGCCGGGCAAAGGCTGGGTTGTGGATATTGATAATATCTTGATGGATAGGGTTATGGGATTCGATGATTCAGAGCCGGATAATTCACCATACAAGATCGGTAATTCAAGCACTATGGACCTCGTGAAAGAGATCAGTCAAAAAGAAGCAGATAAGATCATAGCAGATTTGTAGGTACCATCAGTCAGAAAACGGCTGGTGGTATTTTTGTACCCTAAAAAGTTGTGATATCACAACAGAAAGGAAATTAAATGCTTGCATATTATGGATACACCATAAGCCCTAACCAGATTGAAACTGGCGAGGGCTTTTTAATTTGCCGGAATGTTCCTATTGCCCGAACCGGGAGTATGGACTACCTGGAAAGTGAATTGAATCCCGCGGGCAGCTCCACCAAGAGGGTTAAGGTGCTGCGATCTCCGGAAGAAGTGTTTTCCCCTGCGGCATTATCCAGCTTTGAGGGGAAACCCGTAACCAACGAACACCCTCCAGAGCTACTGACCCCAGAAACATACAGTCTTTATGCAAAGGGCCACGCCCAGAACGTAAGGAAAGGAGAGGGCCCGTGGGAGGGCCACATGGTGGCCGATTTACACGTTCAGGATGAAACCCTGATCCGAGAGGTGCAGGAGGGTAAGAGGGAGATCAGCTGCGGTTATGAATGCAGTTACTCTGATAATGGAGATGGAACCTATTCGCAGCACGATATCCGAGGGAATCATGTGGCAGTAGTCACAAAGGGGCGAGCCGGTAAAAATGTTGCGATTTTAGATTCAGTAAAAAAGATAGAGGCCGACCGGCCAGAAAGGAAAGATATTATGAAAAAGAGTTCATTGTTTAAGTTGTTTGCAAGAGCGGCTAAAGATGCCTCACCAGAGGAGCTGGAGTCCATGGCCGTCGATGCTGCAGAGGCATTAGAAGGAGAAACGAAAGCCGAACCGACAACAACTCCTGCAAAAGAAGAAGTAAAGGACTTTTCCAGCCTGGATGCAAAATTGGATAAACTTGTGGAATTACTGTCTGCTAAGAAAGAGCCGGAAGTCGATCAGGATCCACTGGAAGGCCTGATTAAGGCCCTTTCAGGTGAAGAGGAACCGGCTCCCAGTGCGGAAGCAAAGGTGATTCCTGCGGAGGAGCTTGACAAGTCTACCGGCACAGCAGATAAGGCTATCATGGCTGAGGTTATTAAACAGCTCCGCCCGGTAATTGCTGGAATTAAGGATTCAGCTGACAAAAAGGCTGTTACGGATTCACTTATCGCCTGTTTAACGGATAAGGATACTGTGAGCGATATTGCAAAGATTGCAGCCACTACCCAGAAGAATGCAGCCAGGCTGGCAGATAAGCAGCCAGGCATTGATCTGGACGCTTGCCAGTCTGCTTATGATGCTATGAACCCACACAAAAACGGAGGTAAGAAATAATGAGAGGACAGGTTATTGGTAAAAGTATGACACACGGTTATGCCGGAGATTATTCCAGGCAACCGGACATGATTATTGATACGCACCCGCTTGGTGGTGCTGTTGCCGTAAAGTTTGGTACACCTCTGGTCTATGATAGCGATAGCAATGTCGTAGCCTTTGGGGATAGCAATACTGCTGTTGACTTTGTAGGTGTTGCTTCCAGAGAGTTCAAGTCAGCGACGGCTTACCTTTCCCAGTCAGCCGGGCAATACGAGCCAGGAGAAGCAACTAGTACATTTAAGCGCGGTTGCATTAATGTGCTTTGCAATGTAGGCAGCCCCAAATTGGGAGGAAAGGTATATATCCGTACAGAAAAGAATGCGAGCATTCCTACGGGCGTTGTTGGTGGATTTGAAGCGGTTGAGGACACTGGAAAAACCGTGCAGCTTACTAATTGCGAGTGGCGTGGAGAAAAGGACGCAAACGGTGTGGCAGAAATCAGGATTTTATCCTGCAACAGAGCATAAGGAGGGCAATTAAATATGAAATATCAAAATATGGGAACATTCGATGCGGGAGTAGTAACTGCCCCATCAGCAGGAGCCGCGGCTCCCCAGAGATTCCAGGCGATGGATGCGGCAGCGATTGCAAACGGCGGGGCATTCCTGCAGTCTGAACTTGAAAAGAGAGATAATGTTATCAGGCAGCCTCTTACCAGTTTTACATACGGTCGTGATCTCCCGGTTCGTGTAGGGGGTGGCTGGGCTGAATACGTTTCTGCCATGAATGTGGAATACGGCGTCACCGGAGGCAGTGAGGACGGGCCTGTACACGCAGGTGGAGCCAACGGCGTTCCAATGGTGCAGGCTAATTTCGATAAGGAACTGTTTAAAACTCATATCTTTTCTGTTGGTATGAGAATTGGTTTCGTGGATATGCAGCGCGGAAATATGACTGGACGCAGCTACGAAAGCATTTTAAGGGACGGAATCCGAATGGCCTATGATAAGCACATGGATGCAAATGCTTATGTGGGTATTAAAAGGTATGGATCTACTGGAACTATTAATAACCCGAATGTAACAGTTGCAAATGCAGCCACTACAGGAACAGGGAGTTCGACGAAGTTTAGGGATAAAACCCCAAAACAGACCTTACAGGATATTAACGACGCAATTCTCGCGGTATGGAATGAGGCAGAAAATGATAGGAGTGCAATTCCTAATCACATCCTGATGCCATATGAACAGTTTAATTATCTCGCAACAACCGCGGTTTCCGAGTTGTCAGAGAAAACGATTCTTACATTTCTCATGGAAAACAACGTATCAAAGCAAAACGGAGTTGATCTTTACATAGGGGCAACTTCCTGGTGCAAGGGTGCTGGAGTAGGAGGCACTGATCGAATGGTTGTTTACATTAATACGGAACGCTTCATTGCCATGGATGAACTGGCACCGCTTAACAGGGCCATGACACAGCCGAATGCAACGAATCTCTGCTATGATACCGCATATCTGGCTAACATTTCAGAGGTGCAGATGTTCTATGATAACATCATGCGCTACGTTGACGGAATTTAAGGAGGGCTATCATGTTTATAAACAGTAAAAAGAACTTTGAGATCTGCGAGGGAGAGAAGAAATTTCTTATCCCTCGTGATTATATTGGAGAGGTACCGGCCTGGGTTGCTAAGCACTGGCTGGTGCTTGCCGCCATTAAAGACGGGTCCATTGCCACTCCTAAAGGAAAGAAAGATAAAGCACTAGAGCAGGCGGATGGAGAAGCCGAGGTAAAGGCGGACGCCGCCGACAAGCGGGAAGAATAAGGAGGATACGGCATGTGTGAGCAGTTTCATGGTTTAATATCCGCAGCGGCCAACATGCCGCAGCCGGGAGAGATTGGGTCTTACACGAAGGAAATGTTTCTGACTGATTTTCCTCAGTTCACAAAAAAGAAGAACAGCCAGGGAGAGGAAGAAGAGAACCAGATCATCAGTCTGGTTCCTGATCCTATGCTGCAGGTATTCATTAACAACGCTAATGCAAGTATTTTACCTAGCCGGTACTGTGAAATATGGAGATATGCCGCCGGGCTTTATGTGGCCCACTTTTCTGCGCTATACTTGAAAACTTACTCTGACGGATCCGTTACTCCGGCCAGAGCTGCTGCAACTGGTCAGCAGACCGGACTTGTGAAAGAGGCCACTATGGGCGATACGACCATAAGCTATGACAATGCGGCCATCACAGAGGCAAGTGCCAAATGGGGAGCCTGGAACGCTACCCAGTACGGCCAGCAGCTTGTGACCATGGCCCGCATGATCGGAATGGGAGGGATGTATGTTATTTGACAACCCAATCTTTGAAAACTGGTATACAGATTCCATGAGCATTTCCCGAAATGTTAGTTATAAGGTTGGTAATATTGATAAAAAGAGACGGGAAGAGATTTATAAAGATATTCCATGCCGGGTTTATAGTACAAAAAGAAACGGTCCTTCATGGAAAGAGACAGCCGCCACAGCTACCGCCACAGATAAAGTGGCCTGTGATGTGGCCGTGGACTTAAAGGCAGGGGATATGCTTATGATTGTAAGAGGCGGACTCTTAGGATGCAACCGGGAGCCTGAACGGTACTTTGCTGGTCTTCCGCAGCCTTATTTTGATCCGGTGGGCGGAGTTCTTTCCGGACTGGAGCATCAGGAAGCCGTTCTTTTAATGGACGAAGTGATCAAGTAAGGAGGAATTAAGATGTCAACCTTTGGTCAGGCAACCAGAAAGCGCCTGGAACAGCTCCGGAAGCAGGGGCAGAACGTACCTAAGATCATGGAGGAGGTTATGGAGGGGGCCACGATCGCAGCGGTAGAACGGGCTACGGAATTGACTCCGCCAAACGGATCCACTATATCCGGAACCGGAACCCGATCAGGAGACATGGCGCAGGCATGGGAGCTGGATAGCATTACAAAGCCGGTAATGACTGGTGGGAGCGTTCGAACCACTCTTGCAAACAACTTGCAGTACGCTTCTTATGTAAATGATGGCCATCGTATGGATCAGCACTTTGTACCGGGTCTAATCATAAATGGCAATATGCTTGAAAAGGTGGATCCCAAGTTGGGTGGTATTACGGTGGGAACTAATACGCCTTATGTAAAAGGAAAGTATATGAAGCAGGCAGCCATAGGGCGATATAAAAATGTTGTAAGGTGGGAACTTGATAAGCGAGTGAAGGAGAATTTTAAATGACATTTACGCTTACACAGTTAGTAGACTCCATAAGTGGAGCTTTGAAAGAAAGCTATCCAGATATCTCAGTATATAGTAATCAAAATCAGCAGGGGACGGATGTTCCTTGTTTTTTTATATTCTTCATGCCAACCGAGACAGAAAATCGGGTAGGTCGCCGTTTTATGCGGAACATTGGAATTGATGTGGTATATCTGGTTGAAAAAAACGATCCGGATGCGCATGATCAGCTGGTGTCTGTTGCTGATCAGCTGGACTATGCCCTGGAATTTATTCCCTATGAGGACGGAAAGCTACGGACCTATGACCGGGAATGGAAGATTGACGATGGGGAACTGCATTATCAGATCACCGTTAAGGCCATCGTTTCTCACCCGGACAACACACCCACGATTAAAGAAGTAGAATCCTATGAAGGAGGTATAAAACAGGATGTCAATTAGGAATATGCCAGTTAAGTATAAAACAGAGTCCCTGCTTAAGAGTAAAGCGTTCGCAAGCTATCAGCAGGATTTTGCCAGGGCGTTGCTCCCTGATCCGGAGTATGCCATAGAAGAAGCGAAAGAAATATTAAATAAGTTTTTTGGAAAGAAGGAGGGGAAATAGATGGCCGGAGGAACTTGGACCAGTCAAAACAAAAAGCAACCGGGCGTGTATATCAATGTTAAGTCAAACATGACACGGGGAGTCAATGTAGGAGATCGTGGTGTTGTTGCGATTTGCGAGCCGTTATCCTGGGGCCCGGAAGAGGAGCTCATGACGATTAATGTCGGTGATGATTTTGTCCCATTCATCGGATATGATTTTACAAATAGTAAGGCGCTGTTTTTAAGAGAGATTTTCAAAGGCAGCGGACACACAAGAGGGCCTGTTAAGGTCATGTTATACCGCCCAGCCACAACAGGTTCGGCAAAGGCAAAAGCAACTATTGCGCCGCTTACGGTCACTGCAAAGTACAACGGCGTAAGGGGTAATGATATCTCAGTTTCCGTTACTGCTGATCCAGATAGTGAGGGGAGCTTCACAGTTCAGACCATTGTTGGTGGAGCCGTCAAGGACACTCAGGTAGGAAAGGTTGTTACAGACCTGCATGGCAATGATTGGGTGGAGTTTTCTGGGATTGGGGATTTAGCAGCAAGTGCAGGAACAGCCCTTTCAGGAGGCGTAGATGGAACTGTGAACAGTGCGGCCTATTCTACATTTTTGACAATCTTAGAACCCCACACCTTTAACATACTGATCTATGATGGCTCTGACAGCACTGTACAGGCTGCTTATGTGGCCTTCATTAAACGGATGCGGGATAACCTGGGTAAGAAGTGTCAGGCTGTTACGGCGGGCGTCGAGAGCGATTCTGATGCTGTTATTTCAGTAAAGAATGGAGTGGTACTGTCAGATGGAACCACACTCACCCCTCAGCAGGCAACTTGGTGGGTTGGCGGAGCAGAAGCCGGAGCGAATTACAGTGAATCCCTGGTATATGCACAGTATCCTAACGCCGTGAATGTTTCTCCCCGTCTGACAGCTGCTGAGATTAATGATGCACTGAGCAAAGGCCAGATTGTATTTTTCGAGGAGTTTGGAAGCGTGAAAGTTGTTTCTGATATTAACACCCTTACCTCTTATGCGTCGGATAAGGGCGAGGCATTCAGCTTTAACCAGGTGATCCGTACCTTAGACACCGTTGCGAACGACGTTTACAAGAACTTTTCGCAGAATTATATAGGTAAAATCCCTAACAATGCAGCGGGAAGGGACCTGCTAAAGGCTTGGATCGTTGGATATTTGAATGAGATCCAGGCAAACGGAGGTATTCAGAACTTTGTTGCAGATGATGTAGTGGTGGAAGCTGGAGAGGCGATCAATGCGGTGGTCATAACGTTGGCGATCCAGCCGGTGGCAGCCGTTGAAAAGATTTATATTACAGCAACCCTTACAGATTAACAGGAGGTAGGATATGTCATTTTTATTAGAACGCGATGCCTTGAATGGTAAGGCCGGCCGGGCTTTTGCCGTGATTGCTGGTCGAAACGTGGAAATGTTCGGCCTTAAAAAGATTCAGGCAGATGCAGAGTTTCAGGAATCAGACTTTAAAGTGGTAGGAACCAATCTGGTACAGAAGAAGACTTCCGGTGTGACATTGACCGGATCGGCCACGATATATTACGGAACACCGGAGTTTTTAAATATGCTGAAAACGTATTTAAAGACAGGAGCACTTCCGTACTTTACAATTCAGATTACCAATGACGACGGGGGAAGCACCGTTGGAACTCAGACGGTAGCTCTTTACAATGTAAAGCTCCAGAAGCTCCCCATTGCCATGTTAGATGCAGACACAGAGTTTCTGACCATGGATATTTCTTTCAGTTTTACCAACGTAGAAATATTGAACGCATTTGGATCCCCAGCACAGCTGGGAGAATAGGAGAAAAATAAATGAGTAAGCTTAGCGCATTTTTAAAACCGGCAGTTGCCAGCGTTTCCAAGGAAGTAGTTGTGTCAGATCGCTTTCTTGATGAAAAAGGGGAGCCCGCAAAGATTACAATCAAGGGTATTACACAAGAGGAGAACAACAGATTAATTAAGCTTTGTACGCGTACTCAAAAAGATAAGGGTACCGTGTATGAAACTTTAGATAAAGTCTCTTATCAGAACAAGTTAGTCTTGGCCTGTGTTAGTGCCCCGGACTTTGCTAACAAAGAGATCTGTGATGCTTATGGTGTTGTAGATCCATCACTGGTTCCGGCTAAAATGTTTCTTAGTGGGGAATATGCTAAATTAGTTGATGCTATTATGGAATTGAATGGCTTCAAGGACAGTGATGAACTGAATGACGAAGCAAAAAACTTCTAGCGGGAGACGATCCCGAAGTTGGCCTTGCATATTATATGTTTGTCAACTTTGGAAAGCCTCCCGGATGGATATTACAATTTTCCATCGAGGAACGATCGTTAATGGCTCAAATGGCAATCAAAGAAATAAATTCAAGAAACAAGAAATAAAGGAGGTGGCGGCATGGCAGAAATTCGTGAAGAGTTAACACTGATAGATCGATTCACGCAGGTTTTTAACAATTTTATAAGCTTGGGCAATGCGGCTGCCACCCAGTCCGAAGCTGTGCAGGCTGCGGTAGATGGAGTGGATCAAGCTTCCTCCACCGCAGCCTCTAATGCATCTAATACCGTTGCTTCATACACCGCCGCTGCGGATGCGATAAGCTATTGGACTGATAAGGTAGGAAATTATGATAAATCGGCGATGGAGGCCACGTACACTACGCAAGAATTGGTAAAGCAGGGTTATAAAACAGCCGAAGCTTTGGTAGCAGAGCAGCAAGCAGCAGAAGCCGCTGCCGCAGCACAAGAAGCAGTTGCTGAAGCTACTCGTATGGACGCAGAAAGGCAACAAGCTCTCGCTCAAACAATTCAGAATGAAGCTGTAACTGCTTATGAAGCCGTAAATGAGGTTCTAAATGCAGGACTTACTCCAATGCAACAGTATGAGCGGCAAATAAAACAAGTGGAATCTGCTTTAAAGTCAAATGCAACAAAACTTCAAGAGGCTGCTACGTCCTATACGGATATAGTATCAAATCAGGGAGCCGCATCAGATGCGGCCGAAAAACAGGGACAAAAAGTTGAGCAGTTAACTGGTAAAATCAATGGGCTATTACGGCTACAAGATGAATTAAATAAAAAATTAAAGGAGGCCTCCGAGGGTCACGAAGAAGCTGGTGACAAAGCTAAGAAACACGGAGAAGAAGCTGATAAAGCTGCTAATGGTGGATTAAATAAGATGTTGGGTAAGCTCCTTAAGCTTGCAGCGATATATTCGTCTATAAGAAAAATGGGTGACTTGGTTTCCAATGCAATGAAGGAAAGCAATTATGAAGTCAAATTTCAAGCCACCTTTGGTGATGATGCCGTTGGTACTGCGGCTATGGATTACGCCCGAAGAACTGCGAATGAATATGGTAGAACCACAAGTGAAGTGGCAAAGGCAACATCTGAATTTATGAAAGTATCCACCCAGCCTGCAAACTTGGATAAGTTTAACGCCTTAACCGATAAGTTAGCTGTATTCAGTGAAGGAAATAGCTTTGGCCAAATGGGAGACGCATTGCAAAGAGCATTTATGTCTGGATCGACAGGTTTATTGGCTTCTACCACTAATATTAGCAAAGGTATTTTAGAAAAGTTTAAAGTCGAAGAACTGATTAAATCCGGCAAAGTATCTGAGGCTCTTGATGCCTTGGAAAAGGCAGCCGAGGCCGCGGGCATGACCGGAGAAGCTTATAATAAAATGCTGGATAGTCCGCAGAAAAAATGGGATAAATTTGTTAATGGCATGAAGAATGGAGCTGATCAGGCAGCTGGTGGATTTGTAAGAGCTTTCGCTCCAGCTTTTGATAAACTCGAGCAATGGGTAAGCAGTGATAAAGCACAAATTTTTTTCAAGGCTTTAGAGGAAGCGGCTTCTGTTGCGGCAATTGGCGTTGGCTATGTGGTAGATGGTATTATGTGGCTGGTAAACCTCGCAATGGATAATCTACCTATTTTAGCCGGGTTGTTTATTGCCTTAGGTGTTGCAGCATTAGTTGCAGGATTTCAAGCCTTTGCTGCCTGGGTGACGGCAACGTGGCCGATTCTTTTGATTATTGGAATAATCGTAGTTCTTGTACTTGCATTTTATAATTTGATTGACATCATCAACGAATGGACAGGATCAACGATTAGCGCCACTGGTATTATCATGGGAGCCATATTTGCATTAGCGGCTTTTATCTATAATACTTTTATCGTAATTCTTTGGAACGGTATTGCAGAATTTATTAACTTTTTCGCCAATGTATTCAAAGATCCGGTTGCGTCTATCAAGCTTCTATTCCTGGGGTTGTCTGAAACGGTGTTGGGATATATAGCAAACATTGCTCGCGGCATTGAAGATTTATTAAATAAAATTCCGGGCATTAGCGTTAACATGACTAGTGGATTGGACAATCTTCTTGAAAATGTTAAGTCCGCAGCGCAATCTGTTAAAGATGCTTCTGAATGGACAGAGGTAGCAAAGAAGTTAGACCAATGGGACTATAAAGAAGCAGCTACGCAAGGCTATGGACTTGGAGCGAAGATTGATAAAAAGCTGTCATCAATTAGCTTAGAGGGGCTCATGGGGAATATGGCATCCGGTTCAAATGATCCTTTTATGAATTACGACGGAATTGATAAAGTCGGGTCGATTGGTAAAGTTGGCGAGGTTGGTAAAATTAAAGATGATGTTAGCCTTGCTGATGAGGATTTAAAAATGCTGGTAGATTTGTCAGAACGGCAGTATGTAGCCTTGGTAAATCTTACAGTACCGCAGACTAATGCGACCGTAAATCAAAATAACTATGGTGGTGGAGGGCCGGATAATACTGATGCTATGATAAAAGCTTTAAGCAATGTATTGGGCACACAGCACGCTTCCAGTAGCAATGTTGCTATAGGATAGGAGGATTCATGAGAAATAAGTATAAATTTTTTGTTGAGATAGGTGGAGATACCATAGAGTTTCCCGTCAATCCAAAAGAATATTCCATCTCTTATCCCGCCGATCATAAGACCTATGATATTTTAGACATAGGAGAAATTGTTGTTCCCAGGCTGCCTTCCTTAATGGAAGTGTCCTGGGAATCTTATTTCCCGGGAAATGAAGATGATCCCCTTATTTATGGACATGACTGGACAGAACCTAGTGATTATGTCGAGTCAATATTGGAGGCCCGAGATAACAAGGAGATATGCGATCTTGTCATAAGCCGGTATGATGCCAGCGGAAGTCGCATGTATGATACAAATATCAGTGCAGTGATAGCCGGTTTTGAGACAACAGAAAAAGGCGGGGAAGCTGGCGACGTATATTACAAGATTAAATTTAAAGAATACCGGGATTATGCTCCTATTAGGATTGCACTTCCACAGCCGGAGCAACCTACACAGACGGTGCAGATCGAAGAACAACCGAGGCCACTGTCTACGGCTCCAGAGTTACGGGTAGGTGCTGCAGTTATTGCAAACGGTACTTATTTCAGCAGCAGTTATGGAGATAAGCCTACCGGTTCAGCTAACAACTTGTCAACAACGGTTTCAAGGATTATTCCAGACGCTTCAAGGCCTTACCCTATTTTGATAGGGGGGAGTCGTGGCTGGATTAAAGCAGATCAGCTGCAGGTGACAGGATGAGTTATAAACTCCTGGTATTTAATGCCGAGGCTAACTCAATGTATGACTATGCCCCAATTACTGAGAAGGTTACTTATACTACAAACCGGAACGGCAGTGCAGGGAAGCTGAATTTTTCTTATGTTCAGGAAAAACCGATCAATCTTACAGAAGGTGCAAAGGTCCAGTTTTATGTTGATGGAAAAGAAATTTTCCTGGGCTTTGTATTTATTACAGAGCAAGATCGCTGGGGTGTTGTTTCAGTTACTGCCTTTGATCAGCTGCGATATCTAAAATCCAATGCCAGTTATAGCTTTGTTGGAAAGAAACTGGGAGAGATAATTCAACAAATTGCAGCCGATATGCAGCTTCAGATAGGGACATTGGAGGATACCGGCTATACGATCCCTACACTTACAAAGGAAAATATAGAATGCCTTGATATTATCGAATATGGCTTACAGACAACTCAGTACAATACTGGAAGAACCTTTATTTTCTATGATGATTTTGGAAAGTTGAGCTTGCGGGAGGCTAAGAATATGATGTCTGATGTTTTGATCGGTAATGGCAGCGTTTTGGCAGAGTACACATATAAATCTGATATTAATTCCGAAACCTTTAACCAGGTGAAACTTGTTCGGCCTAACAAGGATACTGGACGGGGGGACACCTATGTATTCAGTGATAGCTCGACCATAAAGAAATGGGGCCTCCTGCAGAAGTATGAAAAGGTGGATGAGAATCTAAATGAAGCACAGATTAATCAGCAGGGTAATATCATGATGGCATATTATGACAGAGTGCTAAAAACAATATCGGTTGACGGCGCGCGCGGCGTAGTGGGCCTGAAGGCAGGATCAATGGCAATGTTTAAGATTAAGGACGTCCCAGAACTTTCCAAGGGATATTATTTACTCTTGGATAAAGTAAAGCATACTTTTTCAGACGGAGAGCATACCATGAGTGTTGAAGCTAAAATCATAAATATTTAAGGAGGGTGATATTGCATGGAATTAATTGAACAGTTAAAGATCATTATAAATGACACTGTGAAGGCCATGGATTTGTTATCTACTGGATATGCAACTGTGATTAGAACATCCCCCTTAACCTTAAAGATACTTGCCACTCAGATGGAAGTAATAGAGCCGGTAGCCGAGCTGACTGATAATGTGAGATACAAGACCGTTACCGTGCAAGGGGAAACAGTAGTGATCAATCCAGGGTTAAGAGCGGGCGATAAGGTTCTGGTTATGAAAGCTAATTCCGGACAGAACTATATTGTAATATCGAAAGTGTAGGTGATACTATGAAAACTTTACCGGAGTTTTCTGGAGCTGATGTTTATAAATTGGAATCAAAGGAGTATCCGACAGAAACCTTTTTAATTGATGAAAGTACTGGTTGTATTAAGAAAGTTGGTGGAGGACTACCAGCCATGAAGCAGGCAATAGATATCATATTGAATGTAGAGAGGTATCAACACCAGATTTTTACATCTAATTTTGGACGGGAACTTAACAAATTAATTGGGAAGCCGCCTGAGTACGTAACAAGCATGTTAAAACGACGTATCCGGGAGGCTTTTTCTATGGATTCAAGGATCATTTCCGTGGACAATTTTATTTTTGATATAAATTTGGGTACAGTAAAATGCTCTTTTGATGTAAAAACCGTATTTGGTACGGTACCAGCGGAGGTGGAGGTTTGATAGATTTTAGTAAAAAAACTTATGCAGACATTTTAAGATCTCAGCTAAATCGGGTGCCAGATACGCTCGACAAGAGAGAGGGATCCATTGTGCAGACAGCTCTTGGACCGGCCAGCTGGTACATGGAGGGTATATATTTAGATCTTGCATTTTTTCAGAATAATGTGTATGCGGATACTGCGGCTGGCACTTATCTTGATAGATTAGCCATGCAGGTTAGAATGGAGCGAAAAAGAGCCACGCCTGCTATTAAAAAGGGCGTGTTTGACATTCAAGTCCCTATAGGATCTCGGTTCTCTGTCTTAGCCAATCCTCAATATATGACTTACCGGGTGATGGAGTTGGTAGAGAAAAAGGCGGATGATTTTGTGTATAAAATGGAGTGTGAGATAGCAGGTGAAGTTGGAAACAACTATTCCGGACAGCTCATAGCGATTGATTATATTCCGGGGCTTACATCTGCACAGCTTACCGATCTATTAAATGCGGGATCTGATGAAGAGACAGACGATGCTTTGAGGAGAAGGTTTCTTACAAAGCTCCAAAAGCCATCTACCGGAGGAAATCGGTATGATTATTATAACTGGGCCATGGAATGCGAAGGAGTAGGAGCTGCAAAGGTATTTCCCCTCGCGAATGGCCCCGGAACCGTAAAGATAGTTATTGCGGATTCTAACCGGTCTGCAGCCGGCGCTGATCTGGTAAATCTGGTTGTAGCTCATATCGAAGGAGTTCGCCCGATCGGGGCCAGTGTATCAGTGGTGTCGGCGCGGGAAAAGGAAATTAATGTATATGCAGGAATTAAGCTTAGGAACGGGCTGAACCTTGGTGCGGTTCAAAATCTGTTTAAAGATGCACTTACGGAATACCTACAGGAGAATGCTTTTGATGTTTCATACATTAGTTTAGCCAAGGTCGGAAACCTTCTGCTTAATACAGCAGGAGTGGAGGATTTTACAGGACTACTGATCAACGGTGTGGCCGAAAATCAGGAGCTGCAGGATGAGGAAATCGCCGTACCCGGCACTATTACCTTGGAGGTGATATAGGTGGAGATCAGTAAATTTTATGAAAAGTTGAATAAAATAGAAGGCAACATCTATGTAATCGAAGAAAAGGCAGAGCTGATAGGAGGCGTCTATGATGCCCAGCTACAGCACGATAATATTAATACCTCCACCCTTTCTGTGTATACCGGGCCAAAATTGACCGGGGAGAGGATCCAGACCTATGTACTTTCTACACCGAGTCTCACCCCTTGGAAGCGTACTATACGGATATATTCGGATGTGCCAGTAGCCTATATCAGTTACGAGGCCGAAGGGGATACCGTGGAGGCGGAGGACGTCAACCAGCTGCAGGAAGAAGTAGTCCGGACCCAGGAAGCAGTTAATGAAGAAGTATCCAGAGCACAGGAAGCAGAACAGAAGATTATCGGTGATCTTGGGAAAGAGGTTGCCAGAGCGAAAACGGCAGAGCAGACGGTATCCGGGAGCTTGACCGCAGAGATTAAACGGTCTACGGGAGCAGAGCAGGAGCTTTCCTGGGGCCTGACTGCAGAAATAAACCGGGCTAAAGAGGCAGAAAGGTCAAATGCTGATAATCTGGTCACGGAGACGACAAGAGCCCTGGCTGCAGAAGAATCCATAAGAAGCACCATTCAAAGCAACAAGTCCAACTGGGATGATAAGTACACCCGTAATGAGGTGGATAATAAATTTGCTACTCTAGAAAATGACATAGATTGGAAAGAAACAGTCAATACCTATGCAGATATTGCAGTAGCTTATCCAAACCCACAGGACGGGTGGACGGTCAATGTGAAGGACACTGATTACACCTACCGCTACAACGGTACGGCATGGGTAGTCATATCGGCTAACGCCATTCCCAAGGCAACTCAAAGCGTGGACGGCCTTCTTTCAAAAGAGGATAAGACGTTATATGACGATGCAAACAGTAAAAAGCATACCCACGGGAATAAGCCCACCATTGATAAGGTCACAGAGACACTGATAGGCCAGTGGAACGAAGCTTACGTGAAAAGGCATGAGCACGAAAATAAAGGAATTCTGGACACGATTGCGCAGACCATGCTAGATAACTGGAATGCAGCTTTTATGCATGTAAGTGATGCAGTGAAGCATATTACAGCGGCAGAACGGACTAATTGGAATGATGCGGATAGCAAGAAGCATTCCCATTCCAACAAGACTATTCTTGACGGAATCACTTCTACACTGATCGTAAACTGGAATGCTGCATATACCCATATTTCTGATGCAGTAAAACACGTAACGGCTGTGGAGCGTGCGGCCTGGAATACGGTTTCTGACAAGGTAGATACGGTACCAGGAAAGGGGCTTTCCACAAACGACTATACGAGTGCTGAAAAGAATAAGCTGGCCGGTATTGCTACTGGTGCCGAGGTAAACGTACAGGCAGATTTTAATGTAACGGATACGGCCTCAGATGCCTACATAAAAAACAAACCAACATCTATGCCAGCGTCTGATGTGTCGGCTTGGGCGAAAGCATCTACTAAACCGGGTTATGCTTGGAGTGAGATCTCCGGAAAGCCGACCAGCTTCTCCCCTGCAACGCATACCCATACCAAATCACAGATAACTGATATGTCAACCAAGGTGTCTGAATTCGAGAATGATACGGGGTACATAACGGCTGCTGATATTGACACCAGCCAGAATCACACTCATGCAAATAAGAGCGTATTAGATACCATCACTCAGACATTGCTTAACAATTGGAATGCCGCTTACACCCATATCAGTAATAAAAGCAATCCCCATGGTGTGACGGCGGCACAGGTGGGGGCATTGGAATCTTTACAATTAAGTAATAGTGATAATCTCGATGAAATTAAAATACCTGGGTTTTATTTTGCCGGCGGCGGTAATGCCGTTACAGGAAAACCTAGCGGAACAGATGCATTTGGATTGCAAGTTTATAAAACCGCTAGTGGGTACGTAACTCAGGACTTAATAGCTGGAACCGGGAATCCATATAAAAGATATACCAGACAATGGAGCAACAGTGTTTGGAGTGATTGGATTCCTTTGCCAACATTTACTTCGGCTCCTGTATCCGGCCAGGTTGTTATTTCTGATGGAGTAACGGGCGGAATCAAATCTTCTGGGTTTACTATTGCAAAATCTGTGCCATCAAACGCAGCGTTTACGGATACAGTCTATACGCACCCTAACAGCGGAGTAACAGCCGGCACTTACCGATCAGTGACAGTTAATACCCAGGGGCATGTAACCAGTGGCACCAATCCCACCACACTGGCCGGCTACGGGATCACGGACGCAGCAACCAAAACCCATAATCATGACAGCGCATACTTGAAAAAGACCGGTTTGACTTGGGACGATCTGAAAGGGGTGTTGTAAGCCATGTATGGAAAAAATCAATATGGCCTGATTCAGTACGCCCAGGAGAAAAACGCCGATGAGGGGCAAAAAGACTATTATGTGGACCTTGCCCGATATGCCCCTTCCTTCCTGGCGGAGGTCCGGGAGTTGAAAGCCATTTATGAAACGGAAGGCTATACGGTGGGACTGTTGGAGCATGAACTTTCTGATCTGCTGGATCAGTGCTTTATCTCAACCGCAACCTGGGGCCTGACCCGGTGGGAGCAGGTTTATGGGTTGGTGACAAATATGGCCCTTTCCTATGAGCAGCGCCGGGAAATCCTCATGGCAAAGCTCCGAGGGCAGGGCACTACAACTCCTCAGATGATACGGGAGACAGCGGAGACGTTTTCGGGCGGAGAAATCGAAGTGATCGAGGATAATCCCCACTATCGCTTTATCGTGCGGTTTATCGGAATCAAGGGTATTCCTCGAAACATGAATGCTTTCATCGCTATGTTGGAGGATATTAAACCCGCCCATCTTTCCTATTCTTTTGAATACCGGTATACCATATGGAATGAGTTAATAAATCGAAGCTGGAACAGCGTGGCAGAGATCACCTGGGACGGTATACGAACTTTGAAGGAGGCATGATCGAAATATGAAATATACAAAGAATCTAAACATGAAGATCCCGGAGGGTGTGGATCCGATTGATATATCAGATATTACAGGGAATTTTGAGACCCTGGATGATGAAATGTCTAAAAAGGCAAATTCAACAGGAGGAGATATCTCTAGTACCACAATTAAAACCTTGGATCCGGTAGTGGAGAAATTTCCTGTCCCGGTTGCGGGAGAATCCGCAAAAGTTTTTTTGGGAAAAGTTAAAAAGTTTATAGAGGACTCCAACGCCGGACGGAAAGTACAGGAGGTCACTCTCACCGCCGCAGGCTGGAGCAGTTCAGCTCCCTACACCCAGACGGTCAGTGTGGCTGGTATAACCGAGAATGATAGACCGACAGTAGGTCTTTACCTTCCGGCTGGCATTACGGCAGCGAATGTTGACTTACAGGAGAAAGCTTATGCCTGTATAAATAGGGCGGTTTCGGGTGCAGGGAAAATAACAGTCTATTGCTATAAAAAGAAACCAACAACGGACTTTCAGATTCAAGTGAAGGGGGCGTAAGAATGGCAGAATGTATTATCTTAAAAGGCGGCGGTAGTGGTGCCGATCTGGATGTCATAACAGCCGGGGCCGGTGATGTGCTGGCCGGAAAGGTTAGCGTAGATAAAGATGGAAATCCCTTACCTGGGACCATGCCAAATAGAGGTAGTGGATATCAAAGTCCAGCCTCTGGCCTTAATGAAAAAGGATTATACTATTACATTGAGCCGGGGTATTATTCTGAAGGATCAAATAATCCTTGGGTATATAGAACAAAAGCAAATGTTGCGGCAACCCTTGGTATCGAGCCGTGGAAAATGCGCGGTGATGTAAACATATGTGGAGTACAGGGTGGGATACCTTTGCAGGGAGCTGAAGTAGGTGGTGATCGGGCCTGGGCTACTAACATGAGTAATTGGGCAGGAACTATTAATTTGGGGGTTAGGAATGGACATTTCTTAAATGGAGTCAACTGGATTCAGCGAGATATTCCGAATTATCAACCATGGAATATCAAAAAAGGTGTGGACATTGGTGGAGTTGTTGGTACGTGGGAGGGATATGTCCCTACCCCTAATGATCTTTATTTAAGAGGTAACAATATTGCGGGATGGATCAAAGGTGGAAAAGGTGGCGGCTCTTCTTATGTAATTACATTTGATGCTGGACAAATTACATATGGGGTAATGGCCGCAGATGGGTATTTGACTACCAATAGTCCTATAAATTTAACCGGATATAGTGGGGTTGCAGTTGAGGGATATCGTCCGGGAAATGCAACTACTATCACTATTCAATTAGCAACGGGAAATGGTGATTATACTCATACTAATGGGGGAATAGCAAGGGCAGATACGGCAGTAGGTGATTACTCTAATTTTACAGCATATTGTAATGTTTCGACAATCAACGCTGCTAGATATATTCACATAACTTCTATAAACTCAAGCTTTTATGTTTACAGGATTTGGTTGTATTAACTACCAAATATGATACATATAAGTAGCCACAGTAGTAGGACCCTCTGTCACTATAGAAATCCAGCCAGTCATGCTTCCTGTTTGACCACGAATGAAAGGAGTATATGATATGAAAATTTATGTTAATGAGCAATATGAAGTTTTATCATTGGATGATAAACCACAGGAGTACAGTGAGGTGTTTGAAGTGTCACAGACCCGCGAAGAAATGTTTGGGAACTTTTGTGCTGCCTGCACTCAGGGCTATAAATATGAACCCCAATACGAATTACTGTTTAATGAAGACGGTAGCAATGCCAGGGATGAGAAAACCGGGGAATTACTTTATAAACTCGATGATAATGGAGAGAAAATCTGCCAAGGATATGTCTGTTATCCCTTTGTGGATTACCGGACCCTCTTGCTGATTCAGAAGCAGTACGAGGATTCTCAGCAGCGGGTTCAGGTCCTTAACGCCCAGGTAGAGTACCTGTCCATGATGTCTGGATATGAAATGGAGGTATAAAACGATGAATAAATTTGAAAAGGTGAAAGGATTTTATGAAGCAAGTCTATGGTCCGTTGGAATGGTATGGAATGCCGTAGGACGTTGGATCACCGAAAAAGAATACCTGGATATCACCGGGAAAGAGTATAAGAAAGAGTGAGGAATATGAGAATGAAAAAAGAAGCACTTTGTATGGTAGTGGGAACTGTGGGAAGCTTCATAGCGTCATTGTTTGGGGGCTGGGATACCGGGATCGGTACCCTGGTCCTTTTTATGGTCATTGATTTTCTTTCCGGATTGGCCGTAGCCGGAATCTTTAAGAGGAGCACTAAAACAGAGACCGGGACTCTGGAATCGAAAGCAGGCTGGAAAGGACTCTGCCGCAAGGGAATGACCCTTCTGTTTGTCCTGATTGCCTACCGTCTGGATTTGGCCATCGGGACCAATTACATACGGGATATGGTGATTATAGGATTCATGGCCAATGAGTTAATTTCCATCGTAGAGAATGCTGGACTCATGGGTCTGCCGCTTCCTACAGCCCTTATTAAAGCTATTGATGTGCTTAAGAGAAAAGCAGAAGTAACAGAATAACAAGTTGTAACATCACAACTTTTGGGCCTGGGTGAATCCTGGGCCTTTTCTTATGGATCGGAGGAACCTATGAACATAGTAAAAAATTTAATAGATAAGGCCATAAACTGGACAGGCTATCTTGAAAAGAAAAGCAATGCCAGCCTTGATGATTTCACGGCGAACGCAGGAAGTAACAATTACACCTGTTTTGCGCGCGATTATAAATTACATACAGGATTGAACTACCAGGGACAGGCGTGGTGCGCCATGTTTGTGTCAGAGGTATTTGTCCAGGTATTTGGCTTAGAGACCGCTAAGAAGCTATTAGGAGACTCTCTGTACCATTACTGCCCTGATGGAGTGAACCGTTTTAAAAAGGCTGGCAGATGGCATACAAAGCCAGAGCCGGGAGACGTGATTTTCTTCACGAACGGTACCAGGGCATATCACACAGGCATAGTAATTGAGGTAACGTCTACCAAAGTAAAGACCATAGAGGGTAACACTTCCGGGGCCAGCGGCGTGATCGAGAATGGCGGGGGAGTATGCCAGAAGTCCTATGGCCTAACTGAGAGCAGGATCATGGGGTATGGGCGGCCAGACTGGAGCATTGTACTGGTGAAGAAATCGGGGTGGAAGGAAGAAGATGGAGGCTGGAGGTTTTACAATGGAGATACCGGGGAATGTATACGGAATGACTGGCACCATGATATAGAAAAGGATTTATGGTATTGGTTTGACGGGGCCGGAATGATGGTCTCAAATACCTGGTATCAATACAAGGGTGGCTGGTATTACCTCAACGCAAATGGTGTTATGCTTAAAGGTACCTTGATCGCAGAATCCGGAAAGGTTTATTGTCTGGACAGCGAGGGGAAAATGGTTGTGGAACCGGTGACGCTCACGCCGGATCAGGATGGAGCATTGCAGTATCCGGGATTGGCGAAATAGGGTCCCAAAGGAATTTGTAAGATATAATTAATAGTATGTTCCAACTCAAGAACATATATATATACTAGCAGGTACAAACTGCTGGCAATCGTGAATAGGATGGTAGGCCTCGATTCTACATAGAATGGAGGTGTTGCTCATGAAGTATTTTGACTTTAAGGACTTAATGTCTTTTGGCGCGTTCTTTCTGGCACTGCTGACATTCGTCTTAAAGATGTGTCGCTAAATGCAAAAACCTTCCCTGTACTTTGGCCGGTTGGGAAGGTTTTGCTTTTCTAATTAGCCAACCACCCTGTGGCGATTGCCTTTTTTTATTATATTATACATACTGCAAAAATATTACAAGTACAGGATACTTTTATCAACAAATTACTGCGTGTATCTGGAAATCCTGGCCCACAGAAAGTCTATATAAAAAATGCGTGACGAACTATGTTGTTTATGTTATTATTCATTTAAGAAAAGCCCCTCGGAAACTATAATCCAGGGGCTTATTTAGCATACTGAGTTTTAGAAGTCCGGGGGCCCAGACTGTAAGAACTTATGATAAATAGTAATAAAAAGAAAAACGGCTGGATTTCCGGTCAAATACGATCTTTTTTACAACACCTCTCAGCAGGTTCCCTTTTGTTTCGTAGTCCACTTCCGGATCAGAAACCATTTCATATACCGCTGATATCCGTCGGAGAAGTTCCGCCTTATCGGGCATAGATTCCGGTTCGCAGGCAGCCTTTTCACGGAATTGAACAAAGTTAGCTTCCAATTCCTCACGTTCCATCTTCAGACGTAGCTTATTTTGCTTATATTCTTCTAAGGTGTCTATTTCACTTTCGTAGGCTTCCCGGATACGACGCTCCTTGATTTCCATACGGGCCATAGCTTCCTGAAAGGCAATTTCTTCTCCCTTGACCGCCTGATCTGTTTTACGAATGTATTCATATTCTACAACTTCGGTTGAGATGACTTTTTGTAGAGAGTCAAGTACTGCCTTTTCTGCAATATGGGCAGATACGCTGCAGGAGTCAGGGTGTATACCTTTGGCATATTTCCAGCATTGGAAGAAATCGGGGCGCTTTTTCTGGTCATTGGAGCGGTTAAAGCCCAGGCTGCCACCGCAGGTACTACACTTTAAAAGTCCGGAAAGCCAATGGGCATTGGAAGAAACGTCCCTGCGGTTTACTGGCCTGTATTCGGATCTAATCCGTTTTTGTACATCGTGAAAAATAGTGCAGACTGATGGACGGGTTTCATGGGTCCCCTGAAAGGTAATTCCATTCCAATTTACTTCCCCTATATAGAAACGGTTGGTAAGAATCCGGTAGATGGAGCGGCGGTCAAAGAAGTTACTCCGACGGCTGCGGAAACCATATTGATTCGCCTCTCTTGCAATGGCGTTCATATCCTTTCCAGAATAGTAGGCCTGGAAGATATATTCTACAACAGGGTAGTTCTTCTCATCTATGATAAAGGGCTTTCCATCTCCTACAGCTAAGTAGCCCAGGCAGGGTGTGGCCTGATAGCCTGAACGCAGGGCTTTTTCCGTCATGCCACGAAGAACTTCTCCGGAAAGATTAATGGAATAGTATTCATCAAACCATTCAATGATGGTTTCTATGAGCCTGCCGAACATGCCTTCCATGATGGGCTCTGATACACTTTTAATTTCTATACCGCATTTTTTTCGGAGAATTCCTTTATAAAACGTGCTTTCTTCCTGGTTACGGGCAAACCGGGAGAATTTCCATAAATAAAGGCGGCTAAAAGGGGCCGGCTTCTGGGATTTTGCAATGGCAATCATTCGCTGGAATTCGGGCCGGTTTTCGGCTTTTCGCCCTGAGATTCCTTTTTTTTCAATAAAGATAAATTCTTTTGGAATTATAAAGCCGTCCGCTTTGGCAGAATCCATAATGACACGGGCTTGAGCATCAGGGGACAGCTCTGTCTGATCATCGGTGCTTACTCTAATATATGCGGCACCAATCTCCAAAGGGTGTGATGTAGATAAAGGTTTCATTGTATCATCTCCTGTGTGAATATATGATTTTTGGGTATAAAAAATACGCCCCTTGTCAGGACGTTCCGAAAATGATATAATTCCATTGATGAAATAGGTTATATCTTTCCGGTTCTCCTGGTAAGAGAAAATCTATGTTAAGCCGTTCGGTGTTACCAGCACCGGACGGTTTTTGCGTTATGAGGATTCTATTTGCTTAAATCAGTTACGCTTACAATATTTTCATTCCCCAAATCAACTCCAGGGGTGGTATCAATTATTTGTGATTCTCTCCAATTATATAATGCTGCTTTAGCAGTTTCACCTCTGCTGATGGCATCCATGTTTTTCTTATAATCTTCTTGGCTCATATCTGTTCTATTGTAATTAGTACAAGCTCCGGCGGAATCAAATGTATAGGTATACCCGTCCACCGTCATGGGATCCGTTTGCATTGATCCATCATAATTAAGATAATAAAATTTCTGTGTATTAGAAATCTGGATCCATCCGGACATCATATATCCATTTGAATTGAAAAAATACCATTTGCCATTTGCATCTTGTAGCCAGTTACTTTTCATGTATGTTCCATCATCATTTTGATACCACCAGCCATTAGTATCCTGCTTCCATTCTCCAGCAAAGACCGCAGTGCTCATGACTGCTGAGAGAATGGCAGTCGCGATTATTAATTTCGCCTTTTTCATCCCATTACCTCCGTAATTATATTTTATTAAAAAGCCTTAGGCTATTTTAATCTATTATCACTTATTACATGACCAATTCTATAGAATCGGCATCTTTTTTACTAAAATCATCATTGGCAATATGTAAAAGAGCGTGCTGGTATGCGAGCATCTGCCGCTCCTGGTTCAGTCTTGAATTTATTATAATAGTAAAACTCCCATCACTATTTGAGATCACTTGTTCTTCAATTCCACTGTCCATATCTAAAAAGTACACCCCAATCGCCTCTGTAAGCAATGGATTATTCATTCATATCAACACCCTTCATCATTATGTTTATCTTCCTGTTGCTTTAAAGTTTGTATAAAATCTATGTGGGCTTTAAGGCGCTCTGGAGATAGTCCCCTTGTCGCATGGAACAGCGAACGAAGTTCTGGATTTTTGAAAATCTCCTGAGCGATTTCGCGAGTTTCGTCATTAAGATAGTAATATTCTTTCTCGTTATCATCTTCTGTATTTCCGTTCATAAGGTAATCAACTGTAACACCAAGGCGGTTGGCTATTTGCTGTATTTTTGTAGCATTAGGAGTACTTTTTCCAAGTTTACTTATATACCCTTTTCCAAAATCAAGTTCTTGTTCAAGTTGGTTCATAGAAATTTCATTCTTTTTACACAAATCTTTAATGCGTTCTTTTAAGTCCATTTTGCGCTCCTCCAAAACCCTCTGAAAAAATCGCAAAAAACCCCTTGACATTCTGAAATAATCGCGTATAATGTAAGCATAAGGTTCTGAAAAAATCGCATAATTATAGCGATGAAAAATGCCTGGAAATTTTTATTAATTTTGATTGACAGCCTAATTATAGAATATTTTCAGAAGTAAGTCAATACATTTTAGCGATTTTTTCAGAATGAAAATGGAGGTGATTTTACGAGACAGGAAGAAGATCAAATAATGGTGTACGACAACATTTGTTTGGCTGCAAAAAAGTCGGGTCTATCAATTAACTTTATTGAAATTGAAGCGGGGTTGTCAGTTGGAAGCTTGTGTAAATGGAATAAGGTAAGTCCTACGGCGAGAAGTTTAAAAAAAGTCGCAAAACTATTAGACGTAACCGTAGACAGTTTACTGGAAGATGGCCCGGACGCTTAACAACACATTGAAGAAGAGGAGGTGAGACATGGTTACGGTTACATATTCGCGCAAGTCCTGCCGATACCGCAACCGTTGCTTAGATCGGAGCAGGCGATACCCATGCAAGGATTATCGGAGAAGGGCAGAAACAAGTACAAACAGTTCAGCATACAATCTACCGAAAGGGGTGACTGTATGAAAAAAGAGCCAGTTATAGAGAACTATATAGAAATTGATGGTAGGGATGTTTTAATAGAATCGCTACCCGTCGAGGAACGTGAAAGAATTGGGATTCTGATTCAGGACAGAATGATGGAACTGGTGGGATACAGAAGAAAAAATGCTTCCGGCTGAGGCCGGAGCCAGTGGACAAGCTTACTACTTCGAAAGGAGGAACCCCATGCAAAAGAACTTTGATAAATTAGATGATTACACCGACACTCGCCCGTCGCGCTTGATGGAGGGATGGAAATGGCTTATGCCCCGGCTGATAGCTGCAGCGGCCATAGTAATAATACTGGCCTACTGTGCAGTGTTGGAAGTGATGTGAGAGGAGGTGAGAGAATCATGATGAAACCTGAGTTTGAAAAGCTCATCGGCAAAATGGTCAGTAATGAAGAATACAGCACCATTGAATACGTCTACACTTGGCACCCGGCCATAAGTGAAACAGAGGGCAAAGATCAGATCGTAAGGCTTTACACAGATTACGGTATGACAGTCATTGAGGATATGGTGGAGAGAGCTGGGAAGATGGAGAAGCTCGAAGGAGAGTTAATGGTAGCTCAGAATCAGGTTACCATTATACAGAACCGGATTAAGGTGTTGAGAGGAGAGGAACCATGAAAAATCCTAAAGCAGATTTGGAATCCATCATGGATTTGTTGGCAGAGTGGCGCAAGGAGAACGGCGTGGGTTATGTGAGTATGTGGATTACCGAAAATGGAGGTGGACGAGCCTTTGACCTCGATGACGGTCCCTCACGTTATGAAGTATCTAAAGACTATGAAGAAGCAGAATCCCCAGGAGCTGTAACTCCCAGGGAATCAAGGTAACACGAAAATATTTTACACCCCTATTATACATAGGGATCAGGAGGAAATCAAGATGGAAAACTTTTTAAATTTTATGAAATCTGTAATTGAGGCCGCAAAGAAAGATGCCGAGGCTCCAGTAGAGATCTGTTTTTGCAAAGAACCGGGCCTGAATGGAAAGAGATCCACTACAGTTAAAGGACCAGATGCCGCAATTTTTGGAAGTCTGTGCGAACTGGTTCCTGCGGCAATCAAGAAAATTCCGGATAAAGATATGCAGAGGATTGCCCTTGCTCTGCTATATGAAGAGTCTATGCGTGAATTAGGATTTAGCGAGGAATAAGCCTATGGGAGGCGGATTTTTAAGGAAGGCAGGTAGACCATGTGTGAACGTGTTAGGCTTACTCCACTTACCCCGGAGGAACGGGCCTTTGCGGAAGAGAATCACGATGCCCTAGATTGGTGTATGAGGAACCAGAAACTGAATCCGGATTTGTACGATGTAGCAGCGTTTGGGTATCTTCTGGCCGTGAAGAAATGGTTTGCCCGGCCTGATCTGCAGTGCTGGTCCTTTAAGACTATCGTTAGGCAATCTGTACGCAGCTCCCTCAGCAATGAACAAAGAAAACAGGATTGCCGCATTAAGACAATCAGCCTGGATGATGTGATCCCGGGTACCGATGAATTGACCTATGGCGACACAGTGACAGGGGAAAATATTAGGTATCTTACAGGAGGTAAGGAAAAGATGGGAATGAAGATAAGTTTTGATATAAAGATTCCGGAAACGGCAAGGCTTGGGCGTACTCCGAGTGTTGAGATAGAAACAGTTGTTGAGTTTCTCGCTTCCACCCATAGAAACATGTGCTTTGAGTATGACAACGCAAAACAGGCAAACAGTAAGTCCTCTACTTTGAGAGCATGGAAGAAAAAAGAAAACCGAAACGATTTTAACATCTATAAGATGGCAGAGCGGATTTTTATAGAAAAGGTTTCTGTAAAAGAGAGGAGAAAGTAAGAGAATGAATTTGAGATTAAAGAAGATCTATATCGAAAATTTTAAAGGAATAAAGCAGTTAGCAATTGACTTTCAAGAAAAGACCGTAATTTCTGGTCAGAATGCAACAGGCAAGACAACTATAATGGACAGCTTTACATGGCTGCTTTTCAATAAAGACAGTGAAGGAAAATCTGATTTTGATATTCGCCCTAATGATAGGGAAGGCAATCCCATTGACAATGTGGTAATTAAAGTGTCGGCTGTCTTGAAAGCAGATGGGAAAGAAGTTTTACTTACCAAAGCTCAGGAGCAAAACTGGGTTAAGAAGAAGGGGAGCGAGGTATCTCAGCTGCAAGGGAATATCAATAAATATGAAATAAATAAAATCCCTAAAACAGAGAAGGACTATAAGGCTTACATAGAAGAGCTAATGAACGAGGAGCTTTTCAAGTTGATCACCAGCCCTCAGGCTTTTACATCGCTGAAATGGAAAGATCAAAGAACCATTCTCCTGAGGTTGGTCTCCGAGGTGACAGATCAAGACGTGATTGCTACAGATGAAAAATTCCTTGTAATATCGCAGACCTTACAGGAGTTTTCAGTAGATGATTTGACAGCTAAAGCAAAAAAGGCATTAAAAGAATTGAACAAAAGGCAGGCAGAGCTTCCGGCCAGGATTGATGAAGCCAGTAAGGGATTGGTTCAAGCAGATTTTGAAGCGTTTGGGGTCAAAAAGGATGAGCTTGAAAAGCAGATCCGTAGTATCGAGGAGCAGGAAACCAATGCCGAAAAAGCAGGAGAGGCCATTGCTCAGGTAAACAATGCAATCATGCAAAAGCAGTTTGACTTGGGGGAATTAAAGCGCAAAGCAAACGAACAGTTAATCAATCAAAAGCGTGAAATTCAGAAGCAGATCGATGAGGCAGATCATTCTTTTCTGGTCCTGGTAAATAATTGTGAAAAGGCCGAAAGAGAGATCCGGCGGAAGAAGGAACAGGCGGAAAGCAACCGAACTTACAGAGAAGTATTGCTTAAAAATTACAATGAGCTCCAGGCCATGGAGCTGGATGAAAATAGTTTGAACTGCCCTATGTGCGGGCATGAGCTTCCGTCAGACCTGAGAAAAACCAAGCTGGAAGAATTCCAGGCCAATAAGCAGAAGCAGCTAAACGGCGTCGTCCAGAATGGAAAACAGACAGCGGCCAACATTAAGACGCTTGAAGATGAAATCGCCGTCCTGAAAAAGTCATTAGAAGATCATAAGGCACAAAAGGTGGAGCTGAACAAACAGAAAACGGCAGCCATGGAAACTTTGAACGCCTTACCTCAGCAGGTAGATCTATCGGACAATCAGGAATGTCAGTCCCTTTCAGTAGAGATTCAGAAGCTTGAAAATCAGGTCCGGGAAATGGGGACAGGCTCGGGCTATTTAACTCAGCTCAAACAACAAAAAAATGAACTGGTTGCAGCTCTGGACAAGGTTAAGGCTACCCTGATAGGAAAAGAGAACAATCAAAGAGTGCAGACCCGTGTAGCTGAATTACAGCAGGAGCAGCGGACTACATCGCAGCTGATAGCAGATCAGGAGAAGAAGTTGTTTCTTTTGGAGGAGTTCACAAAGGCAAAGATGGACCTGCTTTCCTCCCGGATCAATGCAAAATTTAAGCTGGTCAATTTCCGCTTATTTGAGACGCAAATCAATGGAGGATACAAAGAGACATGTGAATGCATGGTGAATGGCGTTCCTTTCAGCTCTTTGAATGCAGGACATAGAGTAGTAGCCGGGTTGGACATTATTACAGCCTTACAGGAGATTTATGAGGTAACGGCGCCTATTTTTATTGATAATGCAGAGTCAGTAAATGATTTTAATATTCCCGACATGGAGGGGCAATTGATTCTCTTAAAGGTATCAGAAAATAACACATTGGAAGTGGAGGCGTAAAAAATGAGTAATGAGATCTTAACACAACAAAAGGCGGGAATGGCAAGTTTTTTGTCAAGTGATAAAGTCAAGGCAAATATTTTGCAGGTAGTAGGCCAGAAGAACACGGCGAGATTTATTGCAAGTGTGGTTTCGGCAGTACAGAATACGCCAGCATTGCAGGAATGTAGCAATAACAGCATATTAAGTGCAGCATTACTGGGGGAGGCCCTGAACCTGTCTCCCAGTCCTCAACTGGGGCAGTTTTACATGGTCCCTTACAAGAAAAAAGATCGTGAGGGTAACGTTATTTCCGTAGACGCTCAGTTCCAGCTTGGGGCCAAAGGGTACAAGCAGCTTGCTATGAGAACAGGACAGTATCTTGATCTAGACGTCATTTTCGTAAGACAAGGGGAATACCTGGGCAGGGACCGACTGACAGGAAAGCATAAATTTGAATTTATAGAAGATGATGCAATCAGGGAAGAACTTCCGGTCATTGGGTATCTGGCATATTTTGAACTTCTTAACGGATTCAGGAAACAGATTTACTGGACCAAGACAAAGATGGAAAAACATGCAGACCAGTATTCGCAAGCATTTAACTTAAATGAGGTTAAAAACAAAAATCCGAAATACAGTCGGGTTTCCTATGCGGATTTTTTAGCAGGGAATTATCCAGAGAAGGATTCCTGGAAGTATTCCAGCTTCTGGTATAAGAGTTTTGATGAAATGGCAGAAAAGACAATGATCCGGCAGCTAATTAGCAAATGGGGCATTATGAGTATTGAAATGTCAGACGCATACGAGCGGGATATGGCCGTCATAAATGAAGATGGAAGTCCTCGTTACATTGACAATGAAGCAGTGAATCAGCATGAAAGTGACCTTAATCAGGCAAATACCGTTGATTTTGAGGAAGTTCAGGAGACCGTCAGCGGGGAAGTTATTGACCAGGAAGCGGCTGGGAAGAATGGTCGTGATCCATTTTGAAATTAACTTGTTTAGGGAGCGGATCTGCGGGTAACTGCTATCTGCTCCACAATGAGACAGAGTGCTTAGTCATTGAAGCGGGGATACCATTTAAGGAAGTTAAGAAAGCCCTGGATTTTAATATCAACAAAATTGTTGGGGTACTGGTATCACACGAGCATGGTGATCACGCTATATATCTACATGAGTACATTAAGGGCGGTATTCCTGTTATGGCCCCTAGCATGGAACGTGTAACGGGGGCGCTGTCAGCGGTCAGCAAGCCCTTTTCTGTCAGGACATTTCCATTGGTGCACGATGTACCATGCACTGGTTTTTTGATTGAACATTCGGAAATTGGTAGATTGCTTTTCGTAACCGATACCGAGTATGTCAGGTACAGGTTTAAAAGTTTGAATCACATCATGATAGAGTGCAACTACAGTCAAGATCTACTGGGTAAGTCCTATCATGAAGGATTGCAGGAGCGGATTAAGCTCACACACATGGAGCTTGATACCTGCAAGGATTTTATCCGGGCAAATAAGAGCCAAGAATTAAAATCGGTCTGCTTGATGCATTTATCGGACCGGACAAGTGATGAAAAATTATTTCAAAAGGAAATTAGTGAATTGGTAGAATGTCCGGTTTATGTAGCAAATAATGGGCTGGAATATGAAATATAGAGGAGGAATGACATATCAACAAAGTATTATTAATTGGCCGACTGACCAGGGATCCGGATGTTAGATATACAGATGGCGGTCTTTCCATTGCCCGTTTTTCGGTTGCGGTCGACAGGAGATTAAAAAAGGAAAATGAGCAAACAGCAGATTTTATCGGTTGTGTGGCGTTCGGAAAAACGGCGGAATTTATCGAAAAGTATTTCTTTCAAGGTAACAAAATTGTTGTTGAGGGACACATACAGACAGGCTCTTACACGAATCAGGACAATCAGAAAGTGTACACAACAGATGTGATTGTAGAGCAGGTAGAATTTGGCGAATCCAAAAATCAAAATAGTGTTGCTAATGAAGCAAGGCCCGCGCCCAGTAGTGCGATTGGTGATGGATTTATGAAGATCCCGGACGGAGTCGAAGACGAAGGGCTTCCATTTAACTAAGGAGGTTTTTAGATGGTAATACAAATTGATTCCAGAGAAAAAGCCAGGGCAATCCGTAAAATCGTGGATACTTTCGATCAGCAAGGAGTACAGCACTTTGTCAGCAAGCTTCATGTGGGAGATTACATGAATTTCGATAACCCACGATTAATCATAGATCGGAAGCAGAATCTGACTGAGGTTGCCTCCAATGTTTGTCAGGGACACAGGCGATTTACTGATGAATTGAAAAGAGCACAGGAAATAGGCGTAAAGGTGATTATTCTGGTGGAGCATAGTAACCAGATCAAGAGTATCGACGATGTTCATAATTGGAATAATCCTCGCCTGAAGACTTCTCCTAAAGCTGTTACCGGGGAGAAGTTGGAAAAGATATTAAAAACTATGGAGCGCAAGTATGATACACAATTCTTATTCTGTGACAAATTACATACTGGCGAAAGGATAATAAAGCTGCTAGGAGGTGTCTCTGGTGACCGTTGAGGAAATCAAAGATACATATAGCATGAGTGATATTGTGGAGCGTTATGGCTTCCAGCCCAACAGGAGGGGGTTTATTCCCTGCCCCTTCCATGAGGGGGACAGGCAGGCTTCCCTTAAGGTCTATGACCGGGATTTTCATTGCCACGCTTGCGGAGTTGGCGGGGACATCTTTACTTTTGTAGAACAGATGGAAAATATTTCCTTCAAGGAGGCGTTTCAAGTCCTTGGAGGAACCTATGAAAAGCCAACTTTTGCCTCCAGGTTGATTGTTTATAAATCCCAGAAACGCCGGGACATGCTGAGAAAAGAGCGTGAGAGACATGACAGAAAGAAATGGCTCAACTGTATGCTCATAGGCATCTACCGGGCATACATGAATCGTTCGGAGCCTTTAAGTGACGTTTGGTGCGATAGTTACAATGCCTTGCAATATCAGCTTTATGTACAGGCAGAATTAAATGAGATAGAAGCGAGGTGGTAGCATGGTGCCGTTGAATGAGCTCACGGTAGAAACAATATTATCCAATGAAGTTTTGACAGAAGTTTTTGACCAGGAAGATGAGCTGTATCGGGCGGAACTTCTTGCTTCCCTCGGCGTAAAAGCTACGGAGCTAAAAGTAAAAACAGAATTCAGGGAGATGGTCGCAGCTTACAAAAGGGTTGAAAAAGAAATGAAGCGCCAGAAACGGGAAGAGAGTAAGACCCCCAGCTACCTTGATAATTGGACGAACTTTTCAGGCCCCTATGACAATATGCAGTGCAAGGAATGGCTTGCCACAGAAAACGGGATTTGCCTAAGAAACCCGTCAACAGGATATACGGACATATTAGCCTGCTATCATCCGATTCTTCCGATCGAGCGTTTGAAGAACCTGGAAACGGGCGAGGAGCAGATCAAGCTGGCATATAAACGGAATGGCCGGTGGGAGGAGATCATTGTTCCCAAGACTATGGTTACATCTGCAAATAAGATTGTGTCACTATCAGGCCGTGGGATCTCCGTTACCAGCGAGAATGCAAAGTATTTGGTGAGATATCTGGCTGACGTGGAAAATGCCAATGAGGAGCATATAGCTGTTCAGTATTCAACATCAAAGCTGGGCTGGATCCGTGGAGGATTCCTGCCTTACGATACAGAAATTGTTTTTGATGGAGACGCACGCTTCCGGCAGATTTATGAAAGCATTGGACAGGATGGAAGCCGGACGAAGTGGTTTGACCATGTGTCAGCCCTGCGTAAGGCAGGAAGAATAGAGGTCAAGTTTATGCTAGCTGCGGCATTTTCCAGTGTACTGGTGCAGCCGCTTGGGGGCCTCCCATATTTTGTTGATCTCTGGGGAGAAACGGAAGGCGGTAAGACCGTATCCCTGATGGTGGCAGCATCGGTCTGGGCTGATCCGGACGAGAGCGCTTACATAAAGGACTATAAAGGCACGGAGGTAGGCCTAGAGGCTATTTGCGACTTGTTAAATAACCTTCCCTTGATTCTGGACGATTCCAGCAAAAAGAACCGGAAAATCGAAGATAACTTTGAGGGACTGGTATATGATCTATGTTCCGGAAAGGGGAAAACCCGTTCTAACAAGGACCTGGGACTGAATCGGGAGAATCACTGGAAGAACTGCATCCTTACAAATGGAGAGCGGCCTTTAAGCTCCTATGTGACCCAGGGCGGAGCCATTAACCGTATTCTTGAAATAGAGTGCGGGGAACGTGTATTTGAAAGCCCTGGCAATACTGCAGAGTTGGTTAAGCGGAATTACGGACATGCCGGCCGAGAATTTGTTGAGGTCATAAAGGAACTGGGTATTGAGAAAATCAGGGAGATCCAGCAAGAATTTGCAAGGCAGCTGGCCGATGATGAGAAGATGCAGAAGCAGAGCCTATCCCTCTCCATTGTCCTCACGGCGGATAAGATCGCCACGGATTACCTGTTCAAAGACGGAGAGTATATCAGTCTTGAAGAAGCCAAAGAGGTCCTGGTAGACCGTAACGAGCTGTCAGATAATGAACGCTGCTATCAATTCATCCTGGACAAGGTTGCCATGAATCCGGCTAGGTTTGACATTCAGAATGAGAATGTTGAGAAGTGGGGCGTGATTGAAAACGGTTATGCCATTATCTATACCACTGCTTTTACTTCATTGTGCAAAGATGGCGGGTTCTCAAAGACCTCATTTCTTTCATGGGCGGATCGCAAAGGGTTGATTCAGGCCGAAAATAGTGGGAAAAAGATGGACAAGCTTAAAAGTTTCAAGGGAAACAAGGTGCGTTGTGTATTTCTCAAATTAAATGATGATGCAGATAAAGACGGTTTTGTAAAGATGAATAAGGTAGAAGAAGGACAGGAGGAACTCCCATTTAGATAAGATAGTAACTTTTTTGGAGTTACTGCAAAAAGCTAGGTTTTATGCGGGTTTGCGGGTGTTTTTATGGGTGGGTAACCCGGTAACCGGGAAAAGCACGCTCCTATATATAGAAAAATAAAATTACAATCTTTGTATTTTATTTAACAAAGTTTTATAAAAATGTCTCTCGCGTATGGAACATTAAAAAGTAGGTTACTGGGTTACCGTAGCTTGAAAACCATTATTTTATGCGGGTTTGAGCGGTGACCATCAAAATAAAAAAGTTGGTTACTGTAACCTAAAATCTGGTTACTGAGGTGATGTTATGACAGAAGTGAGTTTGAATGAATACCGGTATTTAC